CTCTACAATATTACCACCAACTGTTGGAGTTGCGCCATCCCAATCTAATATAGTAACTTTTGTTCTATAAAAAGTAGTCGAAACTAATTGTGTTCCCATACTTTTATCTAACGCGTTTATGTTTTCAGGTATATTTTTTGAATAACTTTCTTTTATTAAAAATACTTTATTTCTTTCTTTTATAAAATTACCCCAAACATCTCTATATGTTCTGATTACGTTTCCATTAGAACCAAACAATCCAAATCCTGCAACCGATAAAGAATTTTTATCTAATCCAACTTGAGTAAACTCAGTTTGGTCGTATTCACCTCGTATTGAACCAGTTATCGTAGCATCTATATGTGCAAATATTCCACCCATTGTTTTGGTTGAATCGGTTGTAATTGTTCCAAATACATTTGTAGTACTAAATGTATCTACTTCCCCATTATACGAATTATTTGTTGCAACTAAATTTAAATCCCCTTGTGTTTGTATTTCAACAGAGTATTGTGGATTTGTTACATTTAAATCAATTGCATTAGATGTAGAAATAAAAGCATTTATATTTTGGTATGATGCATATTGGTTTGTAGTTTCATTTGTATCAATAGTAACTTCATGTTGAGCATTTACTGCGGATGGCTTGTTCCATTTAACTTTGCTTCTTTCTAAAATATGTGGTTCTATTAACAAACCAGATGAAACCTTTGCCCTTGCAGGAACTAATGATTCTAATGTTTCAAAAAGTGATTTATCAATATATCTTACTAACTGAATATATTCGTGAGTATTTAAATTATATCTTTGGAAATAATAATTTCTTAAAGTAGTTAAATCTGAATATGAATCATTGTATTCATCTGCAGGATTACCAATATAATCATCTATATTAAATTCACCCAAAGAACGTAGAATATCCATATTCACTTCCTTCATAGGTGAGAAGAATAATCCTAATCTATCCGTATCTATTGGTGCTTGGTCAAATGATTTTTTAGTTGCTCTACTTTTATAGTTTAAATCGCCGGATAGGGTTTGTGTTTCAAATCGAAATTTATTTCCTACCGTCAATCCACTTGAAGGAACTTTTGCCGTTACTGTTCTTTCATATGGTATGTATTGATATGGATAAGTTGTATTTGCAGTAAAATTAGAAGCACTTGCAAAATTTGAATACCCTTCATTAATAGAAACGTTCTTAATTGACCCTGATGGTATATTTGATGTCCCTTGCGTTAAACTGATTGGATATTCAAAATCCAAACGGAACAATAAATCAATCGTTGATGCAGAAATATGTGAACCATCAATTGCATCAGGTAATAGGGTATGGTTATCAATACGAGATTCCGGTAATGGAGTTCTCCACAAACGGAATTCATCTAATGAACCAGTTAATCCTTCACCAACATATAATATAGAACCACTTTTCCAAGTAGTTGAACCGGTTGGTAATGATAAAGTAGCAGTTGCTTCATTTCTGATTCTTCCTTGAAATCCTTCTTTGAAATATAATTCAAACACTTCGGTGGTAGAACCAGTTCTTCTATTTAAAACAATATTTGTATATGCATCATTGTAGAATGGTATATAATCAGTAGATACCGATTGAGTTACATTACTACCTGTAATTTTAAATTCTAATTTAGCAAGAGAACCTGTTCCTGGTACTAAATCTAATACCCATTTATCAGTTCTTAATAGGCTTTGAGTAACACTACTTTGTATAGTATTAATACTAAATTCAATTGCGTTAGGAAAATCAGTTCCATTAGAATCTGAGTAATCTTTAAAAGGAACTTGTAAGAATGAACCTGTTTCAAAATGTAAAGTACAGGTTCTATCATCAAATGTAAACGTTGTAGTTGCAGCAGTAGATGGGTCGTTTGGTCCACCATATTCCATTATTGTTAACATAGAAGATGGAACACCATAACAAGCCATTGCTGCACTTAATGCCCTTTTTGTACCCTTATGTTTCAATAGGTATGGTAGGTTATTTAGTATTCGTCTCCATACTTGATGTTGACGAGATTTTCCACTCATTGATGATGAAGAAGACCCATCTGAATTCTTACCGAATGCATATTCCCATAGATATTGAGATTGAACCCCCATATCGGCGTTCCAACCTAATGATTCTAACATATGATATATTAAATCATTACCAATACCATCTTCGTATTTGTGTTCTAATTTTTTAGATTGTGCAATTCCTTTTGTATATGACCATAGGGTATCAAAGTGTTGACCCATCATATTTAAAAATAAAACAAACTCAGCATTTTCAGCATCATTTGTAATATGGGCAGGAATATTATTTACTAATATATTTTTATTGTTATAATCATATTGTTGTGCATCATCAATAATTTCACCATACCAATCAGTAACTTGTGAACTTGTTGGATTGTAATATGAATATGATGATGAATTAAAGAATGGATATGTTAACCCATTTGATGATGATACAAACAAATATTTTTCAAATCCATCAAATCCTGCTTTAACTTTATTTTTACTTTCAATGTGTTTTTGTAATTCTAATGATGATGTTACCGAACCAGATGTATATGATAAACTACTTGATACAAAATTTATTTTATTATTATAAAATTCAATTAATTCAACTTTATATAAAAAGTTTTTAACTCTTTCTTCTGCTGATGAGTATTTTACAAAATTAGACCACGCCCATGTTGAACCACTTTCATACTGAATGTTTAAATTCTCTAATGAAAATTCACTTGAACTTACATATGAGTTAATTAAATCAGTAGAGGTATTAGAACCGCTTGAAATTAAATCATCTAATATTTGATATCCAATTTCATCACCAATTGTTACATTAAAATTTGGTTTTAATGGCGTACACTCACTTTTTAATTCATCAATAATAGTAACTTGTTCTATTATGGGAATCGATTGGATTTTAGATATCCATAATTGTTGATTGGGTTGAATCTCACGAGGAAGTGGTTCGTATAATTTTAAAACTAATGATTTTTGTTCTTTAGTTTTTGTACGAGTTCCTGTTTCTACATCAGTTTTATATTCAGAAAAAGTTTCAGTATCAACTCCCCAAGTTGCAATTAATTTATTATCACCATCACCTAAGTGTAGATAGTGAGTTAAAAATTTAGAAATTTCTTCTTCTAATATTTTTTGGTCTAAGTTAATTTCAAACGCACTTCTAATATCGGCAATTACACTACCTCTTCGTAATTTTAAATCTCCTTTATCAAATAAAATGGAAATTCTTTCAATCTTACCTTCGGTTAATTCATCGCCTTCTGCATTAAATGGAACTAATAAAATTTCAAATTGAACTTTATCAGTATCTTCATTAAATTGATTTTGTGCTTTCTTTAAAACCTCTTCTACATTTAATGTAATTAAACCTGCGGGAGATAGTTTACCAATTGCATATTGTTTATCATACTTTGAGACATACATCTCAATGTAGTTTGTATTAATTGATTGCCAACTAATATCAAAATCAACATTAAATCCTTTAAAATCCGCACCTTTAATATTCTGCGGATAATTAATATGTGTAATATCTGGTCCTGGTAAATAATATTTATTAACTACATTAATTGTAATCTTTGTAGTTTGACCACTACCTGCTCTATCCGAACGAGGTTGTAAATAAACTATGTAGTTACCAACACCATTATAAAAATCGTTTTTAGATAAAACAATTGAACCATTTGGGGATAGTGTACGTTGGGTAGAACCTAATGAATAGATAATCTCCGATGCGTTAACACTATTATATGGTATGTTTAAATTATTATCACCTGCTATATTAAATTCAAACGATATACCTTCAGTTCGTAATGTAGGTGCATCTGCTTGGGGTATATTATCATTTGATTTTTTAGATACCGAAACATTAACTATTACATTATCAATTCCTGGTTCCAATTTAAAATCTAATCTATTATACTTAACACTATTTCCCTTTGTAATTACTTCATAAACAACCGCGTGTGTTTGTGCAGATAATCCATTTGAAATAAAATCAATACAATAACCACCTGAACTAGGTGAAAAATCAAATTCAGTTCTACCAGATGTAACATTTCCTGTTACACCATTTGTTGCACGATATGATATTAAATCATTTTGATAAACATCACCATTTATTTGTATCCTTGCAACTGCTTCAGGAAGTGGGTCAATTGGTACTGGAAATGTTTTTAAATCAAATTTTAATGTAGTACTTAATACAGCATCAGTTTCAGTACTTGCTTCTAATATATTTTGTTGAATAAAATTACCATCAATTAATTTTTCAACTATTAATTGATAATAAGTAAAGTATACTACATTTTCATATACCTTTGGTCTTTCTATTTTTTTTTGAATTACCGAATTTGGATTATTAGGGTCTTGTTCAAACGCATATTCAACAACATCATTAAATGGAACGTCTACTAAGTTTTGTTTTCTGTTTTCTTTTTGTAAAGTATAAACTCTATAAACATCCGAAGATTCTAATCCTGATTTTTGAAGTGTTATTTGCTTAGGAGTAAGTAATTCTTTCTGACTAAAACTTAATTGGGTAGGTGTTGTTTTTATATTTTGAATTACACCATCTACCAATACTATTCCATCTTGTGGATTAGATTGTATTCCAATTTCAACTACTAAATTTTGTGTATTATATACGTTAGTTGGTGCATAGGTACATGAACCATCATTATATGTAGCAGATGCATCATAATTACTAGCACGCGGGTCAGTACAACCAAATATTGGTGAGGTTGGATTTCCTCCACCACCTCCACCTCCACCCGAAATATCACCACCACCTCCACCTCCACCAAAGTTGTCATTCATTGCACCCAATGAACCACCATCTGGATTTAAATTCCCTGAGGTATCGTATAGTAATAATTCTTTATTTGCCGGTGCTGCCATTTATTATAATCCTTGTTTGTATAAATATGATTTTATCTATTACTTATGTAAAATTTTGTAATGATTGAGTATCGAACTGCCCACCACCTCCACCGCCACCGAAACTACCATCATATCCTGCTCCTCCGCCAAATGTGTTTCCACCACCACCACCGCCGCCTGATATAGGAGTGCTTGGGGTAGTAGGTGTAGTTACCCCACCACATGAACCTATAAATGTAACTCGTACATTCGGTCCTTCAGATATAGTATTTTCAACTGCACATATTTCTACTGATTCGCCGGGTAATAATGAATGTATTGTTGCTGGTGCACCGGATGAATCTTTGTAAAATATAGGAACAGATGTTCCATTATTATAATTATATCCATTATTATTATAGTATTGGTATCCATTATATCCAGTTCCACCATACGAATCATATCCATTATAACCATATGGATTATAGGTATAATATGAATCATTAAAAACTCTATATAACCCCGTAGTCAATACTTCTCTAATTTTTGGTACTTCTCTTACATCTCCACTAAATGAATCTATTATTTGGTATGTAATTGTTAATGATTCATATTCTCTACCAAATACGTTAGTTTGTTTATTACCATCAGCATCAGTAAATAGGATTCCACCTTCAGATGACCAAACATAGAATGTTTTTGTAAACGTTCTTGGTTTAGAAACATCTGCATAGGTACATGAACCATCATCCATCACTGCAAATTTATTATAATTTAAAGCAGATGAATCCATACAACCTTTAATCTTTTCAATTGGAGTTGCATCTGGTATTGGATTGTATTGACATGAACCATCTGATTCAGTCGCCAATGGATTATAGTTCTTAGCGTTTCTATCAGTACATCCTCTAACTACTCCTTGTTTATTACCTATACCATTAGTCTCATTTGTATTAGAACTAATTATTGATTTTAAAATCTCTTTAGTAGCATCTAATGTAATTTGTTCTTCTTTTGTTAATATATTATCTTCTTGTATATCTTGTTTAGGTAAATAAAAACTTATAATTTGAATAAGTGAACTAATTATAAATTCTTTTATTTTAACTATTGATAATTCTATTGGTTTTGCACTAGGAAGTGGTTTACCATAGTTAAGAGAAGTTATATTAGTATCTCTATTACCAATAAAATGTTTAGTAGTCTCAACTAATTTTTCTCTAATTGTATTTATAAAATTTTCCCAATTTTGAATTTTGAATTCGGTTTGAATTAACTTTCTATATTGTTCTCCCTCTGCAATCGTTCCCTTTTGCATTAAGAATGATTTTAGAATATTTTCTACTTTTAATGATTGTATAAATGGTTCTACAAAATAAATTGTATCATCTTTAAATTGACCATCTTTTAATAAAATATTTAATCTGATATCTAAATCTTCAATTGTATTTTCATTAACATCTTTTAATGGTAAAACTCTGATTTCAGTACGAGATGGTGATATTTCATGTATCCATAATTTATCCTTATCAACTGTTTCAGAACCAACTCTTCTATTTAATAGGGTTGTTTGAGTTTTAAATATACCATTAGAATAGCCAGAATCTCTTACTAATTTTTCAGTATCAATAATATATTCCCTAGCACCATTTGTTTTTATATTAGATTTATTTTCACTAAAAATAAAATATTTTGTAATATTTGCATCATCTAAAAAAATATATCTAACTAAATCTCCATTCTCACCTTGTGGTAACAAATTATCACTTGAATCATATAAGATAAATTCAATAGTATCGGCATCACCTAACCCAAAGTAAGATTTGGCAACTTCTTTTTCAAAAATTGCTCTATCTTTACTATCAACTTTGTAGCCCTTTTTATCTACTATTTCTTTGAATTGATTTATTGCCATACTAGTATTTTTCTTTTACTCATTTGTTTATTATAAACATAATAACAATATTGTTTACCAACTTTATGAATTATTTTTCCTATCCAATTATCGTTAGGTAGGATTCCAACTTCGTATGCCATATGTTCTGTCCACGGCTTTACCATTGTATAAATCCATTTTGTATATTGTGGTTTTGCTTTCATAAAGTTAACCACATTCTTAGCCCACATCATATATCCTAAAACTAATGATGGGTCTTTCTTATACATCATTTCACCATATAATTCATCCGCGTTCCAAATATGTTGAGGTAAGAACCCTTGTTTGTAAAGTTCATTACAAATAATCTTTTTCTTTTTGGTATTGGCAAGTTGTGCTTGGGTGGCTGATGCACTTGCGGTTGCAGCAGCTGCTTGAGCCTGTGATGCTGTAATTTGAGCTTGTGCTAATAATTGTTGTGCGTTTGTAACTTGATTTTGTAATTCAATTGTCCTTGCATTTGCAGCTTCTAATTGTGCAGTTAAATTCTTTTGTAATTCATCAAAGGTTTGTTTCTCGGCCTGTAATCCTCTAAGTTGTGCTTCTAATGAAACCCTTTCAATACCTTCTTTAATACCCTTTGAAAGTGCATTTTGAAAATCTTGAATTAGCGAAACATATTTATTATTTGTAATTTGTGATTCGTTCTCTGCCGATGCTCTTAATAATCTTTCTACATCTATTTGAGTAGCCAATGCCTCGTTTGCAGTATTTAGAGTTTCAATCTCAGCAAGGGCATCACTTAATTGTTTACTTAAATCAGTATTTTTTCCTAATGATTCATTATATAATGTTTCTAATCTATCGTATGTTTTTTGAGGAACAACTTTTGGTTGTGGTTTAGCAGGTGCTGCTATTAATTCATCAACAACTACATTAACTGCCTTTTTTAATTGCTCTTCGTTATACTTTGGTCTTTCAACATATCCAGATGTTTCACCATCAAAATCTTCAGCAGTGGGTTTGACATAAAAAGTATGATTACCTTGTTCGTTTTGAGAGGTAATCACAGCAGAACCACTTGATATTAATTCTGAAACTCTAAATTCGTTTTGTAATGACATATCTTATTTCTCTATTGTAAACGTTAAATCTTTATCTGAAAAATATTCTATTACACCACTTCTATCTATTTTTATTTCAACATAATAACTTCTATTAGTTTCCCAATTGGTTAAATTTAATTTGAAATAACTACCACTAACATCACAACTTACTTTAGAATAATCACTAAATGGAATAATAACCTCATCAGTAATGACATCTTTAATTTGATAATATGAAGAGGTTGGTAAGTAATAAACATCATTATATGCATATGTATTTTGATATGTTTTTAATGGATATTTATCTCTACCAAATACTCCAATTTTAGGAATACTTCCTACCTTATATTTTGTTTTTAATTTTTTAAATGTTATATGAATATCATCAGATGTTAATTGAGTTAATGAACCTGTTACGAAGGATTGGTCGTCCCAACCTATTCTAACTTTTGGTTGATATATAGTATTTGTTTCTTTTGAAAAGAATTTTAATTGACCATAATCTTCCGTATTTCCTTCAATTGAAGATGAGTTATCGGTTGAACCGGAATATTTTAATATTATTCCTTGATTTACAATTAAGCCAGTTATCCATTTTTCTAACATTGGTTTAATGTTCATTTGAATATCAGTACTTTGATAATTAAATGATTGTGATGCAGCAGATGATGTATAAAATACGCCACCTTTACCATTAAACGTACCAGTTGCACCACCCAAAGTTGTTCTATATAAAGATGATGATATTTCATTTGCACCTGTCGTTGATAGCCAATCACCATTACTACTTGCCCTATAATTCCAAGTAACACCATCAGTTGATATATCATCAAAACGAGTTCCAACTCCCATATCCCAACTTTCAGAAATGGGATACGCATAGATTACATAATCTATTGGTATTTCATTTGCTTCACATTCTCTAAGAATTAATTCTGCAGAACTCATAGTAACTGCACCACTAGCAAGAGATGCAGAAAGAGCAGTTGTTTCAAACTTTATTAAAGTATGGGCAACATCTTTTGAATTTCCATAATAAGTTTTAGAAATTTCTAATATTTCATCTAAACCAGTGTTTTGAGTTGGTTGTTGTAAATAGATTGATGCATCTTTTGATGCTGTTAAAAAAGTATACATTAAACAACCCTCCCTTTAATATCTTTTGCTGGAAACTTAACTTCAAATATTGATGGGTCTAATGATGGGTATACCATTTTACCTTTTGTTGCTTCTGCAATGTTATATGAATTACTTGAATATTGACCTAAACATTTATTTACTATTTCACATTTTGGAACGGATTGAACTCCTTCTATTCCTGCAATTAATAATTCTAATTCACTTATGTTAATTGCCATATTAAATGTCCAATCATCTATATTAAAGTAATTTGTAATTTCATCAATACATCTTACCAATACTTCTCTTTTATTATATCCACTATAAGTTCTAATTTCAAAATCAACACCAATGTTTATAATAAATCCATCCATTAAATTCACACCATCTGTCAACAAACGATATTCATTTAAATAAGTTTTAAGATTTTCTTTTAGTGCCTGATTAGTTCCAATTTGCACTAAATTCTTATTAGAATTATATCCTAAAATATATAAGTTAATTGCAAATGGATTATTCTTTTCGTTTGTATTATTTTTCTTTCCTACTAAAAATTTGTTAACCGCATCTTTAATTTCCATTTCACTCTTACCTTGTAAACTTGTTACAATACCTGTAAATTCGCTTAGGGTATCTGGATTTGCAAGAATAGATGATGGTGAGTTATTATCCAATTCTCCATCCGGTGCACAATATGCTTTAGCAATACCACCATACTTTGCAGGTAGTGATAGGGCTCTTACTTGATAATCTTTACGAGTTACTGCCCTATTTTGAGAACCAAATGTTGCCAGTGCATTTTCTCTTATTTCATCAATAGTTTCAGCACCTCTTGCCCCATTTGCTGCGGTTTCGTTTTCAACTGCGATTGAACCCTTAGCTACTCTATATGCTGCTAATTCATCTCCACTAAGTGAAATTGTATCTTCATCAAAAGAAACGTTTGTTATTCTATTTATTTCACCTTTTGGAGTATTTGCCAAAATACCACCACCTACTAAATACGAAACTGTAATAATAGTGTTAGCGGGTGCCTGACCATAACTTCTTGTCTTTAAAAAGTTTGCAGGGTCAAATGATGCACCTAAATTATCTATTGATGAATTCAATCCCAATCCTACATTTTTGAAGTTTGGTATAAGGGTTTCATCAGATGAGGTAGAATTACCACCACCAAATACAATTGTTGTAGTATTGTCTGGATTTACTTTTGTTACAAATCTTCTAGAAGTTTTTATTAATTTTAAAACGTTTGCAACTGAATCTTTAAATTGAAATAAATCCTTATCAGTTTGATTTGATACAGGATAATCAACAAATACCATCTCTTGTGCAAGATATGGAACTTCATACCATTTATTTCCGCTACTATCTCTTACATCATATATTTGAATTATATTTGTTTCTGCCAAATCTATTTTTGAAAATTCTTGTGCAGTTCCAAATGTAATATCTATTGTCTTTAATTCTGCAGATATTGCGTTAACATACTTTTTAACCAAATAAAAGGTTGGTTCGTTATCAGTATTTTTTCTATATATTGTAATTTCTCTTTCATCATCAACACTAAAATCTAATAATTCAGTTGTTCTAAATAGTGTACCGGTTGTATTTGCTTCTACTACCATACCCTCTTTAACTCTAAGAAAATAATCAGAATCGGGTCTATTATTTACACCTAAACCAGTTGCAGGAACTAATTGATAAACTGATAATCTTACTAATGCAGGCGATGTTACTTTTGGTTTGTATCCTAAATATTGTGCAAGTGCGATAACATTTTCTTTATCCTCTGCATATAACATTAAGGATTCTTTAAGAGTATCATCTATATAATAACCCAAAACATCCCCAATATACGATGCCATTTCAATGAACATCATACCCGGTGAGGTTTCGTTAAAATCTGAATATGTTTGCGGGAAATAAGTTTTTGCGTACTCAATTAAGTTTTGACGGAAACCGGCAAAATCTTTATTAAGATATTTTATATCTCTACCTTGATTACTTTTTCTTGTTATACTATTTAATGCCATTATTATTATCCCCTAACTGTAAAAGTTATTTCTTGTGTTTCAATTGTATTTCCGACCGTAAACTGAATTGTCATATGTGCAGTATGGTTATCTTTCATAGCATCAGTCATTTCTACATCAATTTGTTCAATATTAATATATGGTAACCAATAACTGACTGTTTGGGTAATTACATCTTGTAATTGTGATTCAAACGTATCATCCATTGGTTCAAACAAAAGTGATTGTAATCCCGTACCAAACTCTGGTTGCATTACTCTTTCACCCTTTGCCGTTAGTAGTAAATTTTTTAAATTTGCTTTTGCTTGTTCGAAAGATGTAAAGGCTTGTTCAAAATAACCAGTATTACCTCTTTTAATAGGTAAAGTTATTCCATACGCGTAAGAATCAAATTCTTGCGTATCCTTTACAATTTTACTACCAAGTACATAAGCCATATTATTTTTTAAACCTCTTAACTAATTCCGAATTATCTCTATTTAAAATTCTATCTAATCCTGCTAATCCAGTCGTAACACCTAATCCACCTTTTTTAATCCCACTACCTCCCATATCACCATAACCCATCTTAGAAGCCATCTGAGTTCTCATTGCTTCAATTCCACCTTGTGCTCCCCCACCATATGATATTGTTTCATCTATATCAGGTTCTGCATCCATATAATTTGGAATGTGTGAATTTGCATAACCTTCATTTATTGGTTGTTCTATTTGGTAATTATCTAAAATAGATGAACCACCTCCCACTTGTCCTGCACTTCTTTGTGCAGCAGTAAATGGTTTGGTTTGATTTAGTATTTCATTTATAGTTGAATTTCTACTCAATTGTTTTGCAGGTTGAACTTGTCTTACTTCTTCTTTAGTAGTAGTAGTTCTGTCCTTTTCTAATAATAGAGTTGCTAATTCAAATGGGTCAACTTCTTCCAATATATCCTTTTTAGGCTTTGGAGTTGCCGTTTCGTTTAATAACTTACTAACTTCCTCCTTAATCATTTTAGGAAGTTGTTTCTTAATTTCTTGTTCTACAACTAATTTAATTAGTTGTGCTAATTTTTTAGAATCCATTTTAAAAATATTTGTTAACTTACTATAAATATATGTTTTGAGTATTTTGCATTTTTATAAAGGAGTTTAACCTAATTTATCTTATGCTTTTTTATTTTTCTGAGATGCAACTGCAGCTTTACCATTTTCATTTAATCTCCACATAGCAATGGTTGTATTATCAACATGGTTTGCTTGAATGACATTTTGAGAAAAATCACTAACCCATTTCCAACCCGTCCAAACTTGAATATGACCATATAATTTACCACCTAAATACCCCATAACAACTATATCACCCACTTGCCACTGTGCAGGATTTTTAGTATAAACTGAATTTATTTTTACTTTTTCGTTGTAATAAACTTTACCACCTATGTTTCCTGCAAAAGATGCTCTACCACCACCGGTCGATGGGTCTTTGAATGAAAACCAATCTGCATTACCACTTATTTTACCTAATCCGCTTACACCTGTTAATGCAACTACGACTGATTGTGTACCTTGTGGACATAATCCATGCACACCTTTGATATAACCACTTCTTAAATTTCCATAATTAACTCTTGGATTTTTACCCAACTTAGGTGCCCATGCTCCTGCTATTTTTAATAACTCATCTAAATTTTTATACCCACTCTTTAAATCAGTATCAGGTTCAAGTGGTTTAAGAATTCCCTGGTCATAAAGTGCTTGGTCAATCTTTTCTGCTTTAGAGTTATCCAATTGAGAAACCCTTGCACTGCCACCTTCTAAATCATTTTCTACATACGGGTCTTCAAAAATCTTTTTACTAATTTTCTTAACATCTGGATTTATTATATCTTGTACTTCGGGGTCATCTTTATCCAATCCAATTTTAGACCAATCCAATTTATCATATGCGGTTTTGTTATCAGCAATTTGCTGATTAGCATCTACCGGTGGATTTGGTGGAGATGGACTTGCGGGAGGTATTGTATAACCAACGAAAGGAACTGCCCCTGGTCCTGGTGTTAGGAGTGGTGGATATAATGATGTAGTTAAAAACATTCCTTGGATTGTAGGCAAGTGAGTTTGAATCGATGCAATCAATTGGTCTAAAAATACTGCGGAATCATCAGTTGGTTTTGCCATTTTGTTTAACTATATTATAATTTTATTTTTTATCCACACAAGTAGGTGGAATTACAAATCCAGAAATAGTTGATACTCTTGGAGTTTTTACAAAACATCCACATCCATTTCTATTGAATCCGCCACCACCGGTATTTCCTTCTATTGTAGTTATCTTACCATCTTTTGATATTGCTGCTACAACTCCAATGTGATGTTCTTTACCTTCAGGCCCATATAACGCTGCAGCTCCTATTTTTGGTGTTTTAGTATATGTACCATTTTTTTTACCCCACGTAGCCCAATTCTTACACGATGCAGCACCAGGAGGAGTTTTTAACCCCGCAGATTTCCACCAAGCAGTTACTGCAGCTGCACACCAGTAATATCCCTCACCTGTTGCTCGGACCTGTTCCTGATTATCTAATCCCGCTAATTGAACCATTATATCAATACGACCAGGTTTACCCGGTGGCGTTTCTCCTCCCGCTTGATTTCCTCCATAATTCAACCCCGCACCTTTATTTGCCTTTGTACCCGTTTCTAATATACCAACATCTTTTTTAGCAAATTCAACTACCTTTAATCCAATAGGGCATGAAGTATCAATATTACCATCAATTTTAACTGGCGTTGAATTTATAGGTTCATTTGATTCTATCGAATTAGCTTGTTTTGTATCAATTTCTTTTTGTGTTTTATCAATATATTCTCTAGCACCATCACGTTGTTCTTCCGTTGCATTGGGATTATTAATTGTTTCTGATGCTCTTTTTACTTCTTCTTTTTTTACCTCAATATCTTCTTCAGATAATTCATAAGGTTCTTCAAATACTTTTCCGGGTGGTGGTACACTTTCTGCCGGAGTATCTAATAATACAGGTTCTAAACTTTGTATATCAGTTGGTTGCCAAGTTCCTGGATTCGTAATCATACTACTAACTGTCGCAATATTTACAACTGCACCTGCAGATGGTATAATGGGAGGTGGAACTGCAGACATTGTAGCACCAGTCCAATATGATATAAACGCAGGGCCCATGTTAGTAATAATAGGATGTTCACCTGATGGTTGTTGGAACGCGGTTGCAAGAATACCATTTAAGGTTGCTTCCATTAATTCAGTATTACCCTTACCAACTGTAATACTATTGACAGTATCAAATCCTCGCTTAACTGCCATATCATATTCTAATGTAAGTTTTTTTGCAAAATCACCATAGGAACTAATTCCTGCTTGGTTCTGCATATAACTCAGCATATTTTGTTTGAATATTTCTAATGACATCTTATTCAGTAAAATTTAAAGTTGATTTGAATTTTTCCAATCTACCTTTAATATCGTTAAATGTACCTCTATTTTCAGGACCAGTTGCAGTAGGACCAGAAGGGGTTTTAAATATTTGTGCATTAATGGCATCAATTAGTTCTTCTAATAATCCTTGTAAAGTTTGACCTCTTACCAATGGTTCTGCATCACTTTCAGTATTTAAATATATCTGGCCCTTACCACCTAAAATGTATGTGTTATTATCATTTGTGGTAATTCTAACATCTCCATTAAAATCTAAATCAGCACCTGCTTTACCATTATCGATTGACATTTTACCATCTGATATAAATCCGTAATTTCCTTTTGAATAGAAAATCATTTCTTTAGATTTGGCAGATAATATGATTCTATCAGAATTTACTAATAATTGGTCACTACCTTTTAATTCTGATGGATATGATTCGAAATGAGTTGGTTTAGTTTCAAAATTTGAAGAACCCCCATCATCTATAATACCTGGTTGGAAATTTAATTTATAATCACCTGATGTAATTGCAATAATTGTGCCATCTTTATTTACATCTTCTTCGGTTAACGACCCCTTTTTTAGTTTATTAAGTGATTCGCTATTTTGTCTATTTCTTAAAATAATAGTTGGTGCAAATTTTCTATCTTCCCCATCTCCATTATTATATCCACTAAAACGAATTGATTGGCCAAATCGCGATTGTATTACTTTATCACCTTCATATAATTTTAAAGGATTAACTTGTTGTTCTTTAAAGTACTTACCAATTTCAGTTTTTCTATCATCAGTACCACCGCCACCACTTGGTGTTCCCGTAGCGTTTGCAGTACTTAGTTCACTTGCACCACTCCCACCTGCCGGTTGTGTATGTGGATAGGTTTTTATATCTATATCGGTTCTTGCATTACCTATATTAATATTTCCTGAAATAGTTCTTTTATAATGTAATCTACCTGCTACATCTATAAGTTGAACCGTCTCACCTACTAATGGAATACCTTCCTCTGGATTAAATGGTGGATATGCTTTATTTTGTTTAGTAGCCGATGTTGCATCCTTTACTGGTCTTATTGCTGCAAACCCAATATTAGATGTATTTTTTTGTTCTACTTCACTAAAATCATATTTAAGTAATAATTCACTTGTATCATCTAATATGATATCTACTACAATACCTACTGTGTTATTTGCAGTTCCTGATGTAGATGTTGAGTTGGGATTAAATCCACTATTTGATATACCTAATCTACTAGTTGCCATTACTTTTTAATTTTTTGTTTTATCTCTTCTACTTCGTTTGTCAATTCATCTACTTTAGCATCTTGTTCATCTTTTACTTCTAAGACCGTTATTTCAATTTCTCGTAATAATTGTTCCTTCTCCGCATCAGATAAGAATCCAACATCTCCTTCGGATTTTGAATTTGCACTAATTATTCTTTGTGCAATTGCTGCAAGTTTTATTAGAGAATCATCATTCCTAACCGATACATCGACTAGGTCTTTTATGATTGGACCAATTACTGCCATATCACCCGCGTGACGAATAATATTTTTCATTTCTGCTATTAATTCAGAAATTCTTTTTCTTTTGTTTTGTTGGTTATCATAGATGTCTTTAAACAATCCACTTAAATCCTTGCCCGGAAATAACTCAAAATTTATACTCATATTTTTATAATTAAGTTCATTATATAAATATAAGGAATAAAAAAACCCCATTTTAGTGGGGTTTTTCTTAATTATGATTTCTTTTTATAATTTCCTTTTTTCTGCTGTTCTGATATTGTCTTTTTAGCAATTTTCTTTCGGTTCTTATCTTTTACTTCTTTTTTTGTAGTTGCCATTGCATTATTCCTTTTCTAGTTTGTTTATAATAATTTTTATTTTAGGAGTATATCCTTTAGGTAGTTTATTGATAATTCCTTTAAACGATTTGATTTTATGGTCGTAATAGTTTACCTCTAATATAGTTTCGGTTAAGTTCATTATAGTTTGAGATGATGTCCACATTTTAGGAGTATCCTTTCTCATATTCAATACACTATCTTTTTTAAAGAATTGTTTTCTTAATGCAATACCTACTTGTTTCCAATTTGTAATTTTATCAATTATCTTTTCAGCACTCAATTTTCTCATTTTAGAACTTAAATACTTTTTACCATCTGAATATCCCGTACCAACATATACGTGTCCGTGATTTGTTCTAACAACCGGACTTTCAGTATTTTGTAATTCTAATTGAGGTTTAAGGTTTGGTATATTTTCAACACTTACCATTTTTTTAGGGGTAGAAATAAATGTATGACCACTTAATCCTTTATTTTTATTTCCCTTCCATACTATTACTGCTTTGATTGCTTCTTTAAGAGTTTTCTTTGAGAATATACTTCTCATCTTAGCACCGTCTTCACCATACCCTCTCATATTTTGAACTAACTTTCCTTCTGCCTCATCGTATCCAACTAAAAGGGCTGAATTAACTACTCCTAACCCGTATTCGTTCATCCCCTCACTCCAATCAGTTACCTCATCGTGTAAATACGCAACTTCAACTCCATCTATTAATTCGTGGATTACTTCTAATTTAGGATGATATCCTCTATCACGATTCTTTGCTAAAATAAATTTATCATCTATTTCTTTAGAAACTATAATACATTCTTGTATGATATTCATTTTAAGTGTTCGTATGTGTTGGTTACAAATCTCTACAATAAATATAGTTATAAATAAAAAAAGGAGATAAACTCCTTTCTTATTAATTGTATTCTATTTTATTTTTTTCTTAACGATATAGTTGTTAAGAACCAACGTATCCATATCACAATCTAAAAATGTATCTATTGCATCTTTAGGGGTGTTTACAATGGTCTTATCTTTAACGTTGAATGATGTATTTAAAACAATTGGATACCCATTATCCTCTTCTAATTGTCTAAGCAAGGAATATACTCTACGATGTTGTTTAAAATTTAAAGTTTGTATTCTTGCAGAACCATCTATATGTGTAATAGCAGGTAGATTTTTTATATGTTCCTCTTTTACTTGAACTACCTGATTCATATAAGGAACTAATGGTTTATAATCAAAGTATTTTAATCGGTCTTCCTCTTTTACAATTGGAGCAAACGGTCTAAATCCTTCTCTTTTTTTAATTACCTTATTTACCCTTGCTTTCATTTGAGGGTCTCGCGGGTTAGCAAATATAGAACGATTACCGAGTGCTCTTGAACCAAATTCCATTCTACCCTCATACCAACCGATAACGTTACCATTTGTAATTTCTCTAGAAATAGTTGTAACAATTTGTGAATGATTTTTAAATTCATACCATACTTCATTTTCATAGTTTTTTAATTCAGTTTCAATTTCATCATTAGTATTAAACGTACCTAAATACGGATTTGTATTTGGAACTCTAACGGCGGATTCGGTATGGGTATAATAGTAATTCAGTGCACACCCAATAGCAGAACCTGCATCAGATGGAGCCGGTGGAATCCATAATTGTTTATAACCGGTATTTTTTAAAATCTTACCATTTGCAGTTCCGTTATATGCACATCCACCACTTAGACATAAATTATTTGTTGCCCTAATAGCAAACATTTTATTTAATAATCTAAAAAATAGAAATTCGTATTGATGTTGAATTGTTGCTGCTAAATCTTTATGTTCTTGTGTTAACTCATCTTCTGGTAATCTATTTGGGAGTTCAAACAACTCCGCTAATTTTTCATTAAACATTGAATTATTCGAATAATCATATGTAAAATAATTCATATTGATTTCAAACCCACCATCTTCCGTTAATTTATATAATTGTTTAAATTTATTTAAATACGTTTCTGAATTACCATATGGTGCTAATCCCATTACTTTATATTCACCTTCATTTGGTTTAAATCCTAAGAAAGCTGTCATTGCAGAATATAACATTCCTAATGAATGTGGGAATTTAATATTTTGTAATTTTGTAATATTTTTACCTTCTGCAAATGCTAAAACAGTAGTTTCCCATTCACCCACCCCATCTACTGATAATATAGTTGCTCTTTCAAATGGAGATGTATAATACGAATATGCTATATGTGATAGGTGATGGTCACCATATGCTAAAATTATATTTGGATTTGTAATCTGATATATTTTAGATTCAATTTCTTTGGCTTGTGCTTTATTTGAATCAATAATAGATTTTCGTTTAAAGAAATTAACCAATCCACCTCTTTTAGTAGATTCTTCAATTCTCTCTAATTTTAATTTAGGGTTTTCGTAAAAGGTAACAACTGATATATCATTACCTGTTATTTTATTATCCTTATACAACCAATTAATAGCATTAGTTGGAAACGTAGCATCGTGTTTTACTCCTGTAAAACGTTCTTCCTCCATTGCACCGATAACTACTCCATCTAATATTAATGCTGCTGAGGAATCGTGATAACCACATGCTATACCTAAAATATATTTTTTATTCATCATCGATATCGTCTTCGGTTAAATCAATCTTTGAAATATCAACCCAAAATGGTTCACTCTTAACTGTGAAATCACCAGTTTCTAAGTAATCATTTAACATTTTTTTCTGATGTTGTTTCATTACATTTACAACCTTTGTAATATAATGAGTCTTACAATCTGTCATTTCTCTTATAAGTAGATATAAATGTTTCTTATTAAAATTTTCTATGAACTCACTTCTACGGAATAATTCTAATACTGCATCTGCAATTTGTATATCTCTTTTCTTATTAAAAATAGTAGTAAGATGCTTATCCCAATACAATAACATTAGGTCTTTAAATTCTCTAAATTCACTGCCTTCCTCCACTTCATAAAAATCATTCTCAGGATTCCAACTTTCTGGCATATCGGATATTAATGCATTTTGTTTCCAACGTTTGTAGTTACCATTATTCTTTAAAATCAAATGATTCTTTGCAATAATAGTAAAATATGAAAACGCCCTTCCTTTACCTTCTTGAAACATATGCATTTTCTCTACCAATGTAGATACAACTTCCGTTTGAATATCTTTTTTAGGAACATCAAAATAAGAAAATTTAAAAGTGTTAATTACGTTTTCTGCTAATTTCTCAAAAGGTGCTTTAATCTTTTCTTCGTAAATTTTACTACGTTTTACTGAGTCTTTTGTTTTGTTATACTCTACAATTGCATCTTGTGCAGGTGTGCCGAAATATATTTTTGATTTTGGTTTTCTTTGTTTTGCCATTTTGGTAATTATAATATTTCGTTTAGGTTTTCAACAATTGTTTTTAATTCAGTAAAAGTAGCTCCAACTTCATCATCAGATTCAAATGAACCACGTGAATCTACGTTCCTTAAATTTTCTAATGCGTTAGATACTTTAAATTTAACTTCTAATGTAGTTTCTACAAGAGTGTCTTCCAATTCCTCGTTTTGTTTCAGTAAATTGAATATACCAATAGTAAATGTTATATTTAACACTACTGAAATCAGTAAAATGATGTAAATGTATGTCATAGTTTGTTTTTATGCTTCACCCATTGGTCCATAATATATTCCTAATTTAGAATCATCATCGGATGTTTGGGTATTTGCTTTTTTTATATTGTTTTCTAATTGTTTTACTTTTAATTGAACTTTTTCATACCATTCTTTTTCTAAAATTATACCTTTATCTATTAAAAGATTTACAAGGGTATCTATTACAATACTATGGTTTAAAGTGTGTTGTTCTATCTGTTGAAGAATCAATTTCTTCTGCTCCTTTTTTGTTAATTTCATTTATTAAATCTTTTATAGTAAAATTATTTGTTTCATCTAAATTACCAAACGCTTTTTTAATTGATTCTTCATGATAACCCAATGCTGCAGCTAATCTTGCACATATAGTTTTAAATTCAAAAATATTCAATTCATCTGGTATTGTAAATTCTATTTCGGATGCTTCTCTTGCATGTTCAATGTAATCATCATCGGTGTACTTAAATATTAGTTTGGCCATATTGTTGTTTTTTTAGTTTCTATTTATTTTTTTTGTAATATCTCTTGTATAATTGTTATCGTGAAAAAATCCATCAAATAATGATTTGTTTTTTATATATCCATCCGTACACATTAAATCAAACATATAATCTGCATTTGTTTTAGATACGATTTCATTTGAATTAAACATCTCTAATATAAACTTTTTAATTCCATTTACTATTTCAATTTTATTATTAAAATATTTTTGGTTTTCGCTGGGTTGTTCATTTATAAATTCTCCATTTACAATATCAATATAAGTACCAACTTTATCAGTTAAAACTGATTCTAAAAATATTATATTATCTTTTAATTTATGGGTATAAAAATCATAAAACCCCTTAACATCATCTAATAGTGGATTTCCTTTATAAGTAATATATCGACCCTTAAATTTTAATCCGTAGGTTTTTTCTATATTATATTGAGTAGTTCCTTGATAGCCAGTATCAACCATTAATATATTTTTAGAATTTCCTATAACTTCAATTATATATTTTTGATACTCATCTCGTGTTATTTTAGATTTTTCTATTATTTCTTTTAAATACAAATCTAAATTTGGTATTTTTTTATTACTATCTATCATCACATCATTTTCAATAATTGGAGTTATACCAAACCTATCTTTTAATAAATTGGATAATTTTCCATTATATCTATGCAACTCAAATGTTCTAAAAATATCTGCAGTGTTATTAATTGAAACTATTGTTGATAATGTGCGAGATGTTTTAAAATATACTGATGGTGGTAAACTATATTTCTCTTTAAACAATTCATAGATTTCTTGTAAGAACAATCCTTCTCTTGAGTTAAAAAGAATTTTATCACAATCTCCTATTTCGGTTTTTAACCAATCAAAGTAATTAAATATAAGTGGGCCAAAATAGGTATATCCTAATTCTTCTAATGATTTTGTATGATTATCAACATGTGTCATTATATTACAAACACTTTAAAAGAAGTTATTCCTAAATCAACCCAAACATCTATTACTCTCTGGTCATCATCATATGCACAAAATACATTTTCTTTTATTTCAGTTTCATATATTTTTTTTTTAAAGATGGGTGCTTTTAAAAAATTATTTTCCCAACTTCTCATATATAAATTATCGTATGGGATATTGTATTTTTGTAACCATTCTTTAGTAACCTTTCTTGTAGATTCTGGTCTACCTGTTAATATGATAACCTCAAACCCATTTTGTTTATAATTCTTCGCCAATTCAATCATTGGTAGATTTGGTTTGTCTTTTATAAGATTTTCAGATGAATGCACAATATCCCAATCCAATTTTCCGTTTTCTTTTTCTGCTAATTTAAATCTATCATTAGCTATTGACAATGTATTATCTATATCAATTATTATTTTCATAATTCTCTTAATCCTTGTTTTTCATAACTTACTGGCACTTTAATTCCCGTGTTACATCCATTACAATTATCACAAAATGTAATATATCCTAAATCAGTATAACCTAAATCAAATTTAATTAAATCTTCATTTGATATGTTATTTAAACTAACATAATCATTATCACTTAGAGGAAATAGGTTGGTTCTAACTGCTGAAGTATTAAGGTGACAATAGTAAAACTTACCATCATTCAATCCTCTAAATGGTGCTGTGCAACTATCAAAGTGTTTAATTAATTTATCTATTTCTAAATTCTTTTTAACTCTTAAATCTCCAAAATCATACCACTCTATTTCATTTCTAACATAATGTTTAATTCCATAGTTTTTATATTCTTCAATAGTACGCATAACTTTATTTTTAAGTTTAGGTAATTTATCCGAATAATCACTTATACTTAAAATAACATCACTATCTTTTAATAATTCAAGAATACTTTCTTTTGGAGTAACTGTACCATTAGTAGTGATTATAAGTTTATCTAATTTATCTATATGGTTTACTAAAATATGTTGGATTATATTTTCAATATCTGGATGTAGAAATGGTTCTCCACCAACTAAATGAAACACACTTACAAAGTCTACAACTTTAAAATATGAATCTATATCGGTTATAATAGTTGATAAATTTCTATGATTCGGATTATCGTAATGTGGTATAAACATATTACAATGCGAACACGCTAAATTACACCTTTCAGTTACTAATACATCTGTTTGAAATATATGAACTAACTTCTTATACATCAATGGCCAGATTCCTGCTATATGTTTATATGTAGTGTAGGTTGTATTATGTTCATCCAAATATTTTATATAACGTTGTCTATATTCATCCGTTGTAATGATAACTTTCTCATTACCATTAAACTCATCTATATGAATTAATTTTATATTCTTTCTATCACTCTTATATTGTTTGGCTTCACGATAATAAGAACTAATTTCATTCAAATTATTTATAATCGTACTACTTTTTACATCGTGGTCAACAATATATTTTATTTTTAATCTACCACTTCCAAGCAAAAAATCCATACTCCTAATAAATTGGACACATTCTTTACTTGCACCAAATAAAACATATTCGGTTTCAACATCCCAATCAGATATAAATTGTTTGAAATTATGTAAGTGTGGATTATAAATCATATTTTACTTATAAGATTTTTCCTCCTTGTTCAATTAAACTTTGTGCTTTTTTATACTTTACAAATTCAGTAGTACCATCTTTTAATTGTACCATTACCATCTCATTTCTACCATAAGTTTTTGGTGCAATATAAGTTGTTGAATATCTACGATTTGGATTTGTAATTAGAATTCCATTTAAATGGTCAATTTCATGTTGTGCAACAACACATTCCATTAATCCTAAATCATTAAAAAATTCTTCGGAATCTTTCCAATCTCCCAATTCATTATCGGGTGAAAATACAACCGTCCCTAAATTATCACATTCGACCGTAATCTTCTTTGCACGAATAGTTTTAACGGGACTCTTCATTGTTTTATCAATTGATAAACATTGTTCTACATACGCAACTGAGTCCTGTGAATATTCTACAATCTTTGGATTGATTAATACTAATGGGTCTTTTACATTAATTATACATGCTCTCACATCTAATCCTAATTGATTAGCGGATAAACCAATACCACCGAATTTAACTAACCCACTTGCTAATATTGTAGAAATTGATTCTATATCAGCAGGTGTAAACTTAGTTTCAGCGATTGTTTTTGATAATTTTAATTTGTCTTTTACTATGTTCATTTCGTTTATTTTTTTAATGGATGATATGGGTCTATATAATTTGGTTTAAAATATTCATCAGTATATTCTAACTCATCTGGAAATATAGATAATTGCTTGCCATATGTTTTTTTAGGTTCTACTAATTTGTTTACTAATTTTCTAACTTTCTCACCCAATTCATAATTGTTTGGGGTTTCGTTTATTAAAGAAATTGGAATTTCAATTGTTAATTTATTCATACTATTTATTTTAAAATATTATCTTACAAAGATACAACATTTTTTTGATAAAACCAAATATTTTTCATTATTTGAATTTAGATAATGTTTTTTCATTATTTTTTGTCTTTGTTTTCTTTGCTGCTTTGGTTTGAGCTTCTAATAATTTCATTCGTTGTGTCCAAGCAGGTTTGTATTTAAATTCAACTGATATTGGACCGTTAGCAAATTTAGTTTTATCATATTTCCAAATAGAAATACATTCATCATCTTCATAGACGTGTTCAAATTTTAATGGTTTATCTTTTACGGATGGTTCTGGTTTCTTTGCCATATAGTAAATTTAAAATGAAAAAAATTGATTTACCTTTTCGGTATCTACTCTATTTCCTAATCGGAGTTCTCCAATTGGTTTTAATAATTCTTCATACCCAACAATACTCTCACCTGTATACTCGTGACAATATGATGCTCTTTGTTTTATTGTTTTATATACATCTGAATGGTCATTATTATTAATTCTAACCTTTCCATTGAATAAGGTTGGTTTCCAATTATCAGTATGATGGTTTCTATAAATTCCTAATGCAGGATTAATAGTTTTGGTATAAAATTTACCACCAATGCTTTTTAATATACCACCACAAAATTCTGATATTTTACTTCCAATCCCCATACCTTGATAATCTGGGTGTACTACGATTCTACTCTCTCTAAACACTTTGAACCCACCATTCTTTCCTAAGTGTCTACCTATAACGTTTATTCCAATAGGTTTATTGTTCCACTCAAATAAAAGAAATATATAAGTGCGATTTACACTTTCAGTTAGATAATGATGTTTTTTGAAGAAGTCAAAAGTTTGAGGTTCGACCCTACTAACTTGTAAAGAGATTTCAGGTCTTCCGAGCCGAAGATAGTCAGGCCTTTCGAGCCCGCCTCCTTTTAATGGGGTATAAATCCAATCCGGCATAACCCATTCCATAATATCAAAATGACAAGATGCTAGTATAACCTTTTTCTTTTCTCTACGAATATATTTTTGTAATGCTAAACTCATTGCCTTAGCAACATCTCTATCTACTACTGATGTGTATTCGTCTACTAAAATAGTTTCACCTTCTTTTGATGATGCAACTAAATATGCAAGATACGCACGATATTGTTCTCCATTACTTAATAAACGAAATGGTCGTAACCAAGTCGGAACTGATGATAATCCAATTGATGTTAGGACTCTACATGCTTCTTCTGGTTCTAACCAATCAAAATTTGAAATAAGAGGTTTATCTACATCAAACTCAATAGTTTTAATACCTCCCAATTCTTTTAATATTGTAGATTTACCACTACCGCTTCCACCATATATCACACCTACATTCCACTCAAACGAATTAAGACAATCGATATCCATTGGTATGGTTACGCTGGTCTCTTCTCTATTTTGAATATCAAACGCATCATACACATATTCGGTGTACTTATCATTTTGTATTTTTGATGTAAGTGTAATATTCATATTAAATAAATTTATTTATTAATCCCAATAGTATATACGATAGTTTGTATCCTACAAATGCACCTATTGCTGATGGAAATGGAAATATTATAAGTTTTCCAAAATCAGTTACATATTTAGGTCTATTTACAATTCTACCCATAAAGGTATAATACGTTATGTACCCTATTAGTACTGCAATATCTGCTCGAGTTGCAATGAATACAACTAACATTGCACCTAAAAATCCAAAAATGAAATTATCTCTTACACCTTCCCATATTTCTTGAGTGGTGCAATCTTTCCATTCTTTAATTATCTTATCTATTTTAGCCCTTTGCTTTCCCATTCTATTTAATTACTTAGGGGTGCTTTAATTTTTGGATGTGATTCATAACCTATTAATTCAAAACAATCAGGTCTATAACTTTTAAGTTTTTCATCTAAAGTTTTTTCACCCAATCTTTCTTTAACCAACTGATGTTGATACCAATTCCTTTCCGTTATTTGAATTTTTGGTAAATTATATGGGGTTCTACTAATTTGTTCTTTTGCTTGTTCGATGTGGTTTTTATATAAATGAACATCTCCTAAGTTTCCAATCAATTCATCTGGCACCATATTAACTTCCTTTGCAATAATCTCCAATAGTAATCCATAAGAAGCAATATTAAATGGTAATCCTAAAAATGTATCCACACTTCTTTGATTCCACATTAAAGATATAGACCTCTTTGGGGTTGGTGTATAATATGAATTATCAAAATCAGGTAGTTTATTCGGGTCAAAGAATCTTTCCATTCCCGTTTCATAATTATTATTAAACCAAATATTATATCTTCTTTCGTCACTCAACTCTTTCGTATAAATTTGAAATCCGTAATGACAAGGTGGTAGTACCATTTGGTCTAACTCACCCACATTCCAAGCAGATACCATCAATCTTCTACTATCAGGATTTGTTTTGAGTTCGTTGATTAGGTTTTGGATTTGGTCAATCGTTTCGGATTGGAGATAAAATCCATCAGTTCCATCCGTATTTCCTTCTACCCAAGTATCACCTTTCCAACTTCTCCATTGTTTTCCATAGATTGGTCCTAAATCACCCCACACATTTGCCCAAGCTTTATCTGTTTTAATTAAATTGATAAATTGTTCTTTTGTATAAGATGCTTCATGTTGTGTTTCTTCTAAATAATTTTTATAAGCATCACCATCCCAAATATGACAATCATAATCCAATAGGAATTTAATATTAGTATCTCCTCGTAAGAACCAAAGGAGTTCGGTTACAATAGAATTCCAATGCATTTTCTTAGTAGTAAGTAAAGGAAATCCTTCACTCATATTATGACGTATTTGATGACCAAATTCTGATATAGTACCAGTTCCTGTTCTATCGTTTTTCTCTACACCAAACGCAATGATATCACTAAGTAATTGTTGATACTTTTTATCTAATGTATTCATTAAGCAATTGCTTTTACTTTTGTAAAATTAAAACTTCTCCAACCTGTTTTTTCTACATCCCAAACTGTAATTAAATCTGATTCAACTATGTTTCCATTTTCATCTAACTTAACAACCTTATCAGTTTTAGGATGAAACTCTTGTGGGATTTTACTAATTAGTTTTGTACATAACATCGTCCTATCAGTACCATCTGCTTTTGTAAAGGTTACCGATACTACTTCCGTTTGTAATTTTTCTACTAATTCGTGTTTTGTGATAATTAATTCCATTTTTCGTTTATTTTTATTGTTTTTAAATCGTTCCGTTGTTTAAATTCTCTTTCGGTTTCTCTATCATAGCGTTCTTTAAATTGTGAAATTCTAACAAACTCTTCGTATGCTTCTCTATGATAATGTTTGATATGTTCTATTCCTAGTTCATATCTGAATATGGTTTCCTCATATCTTAATTCTTTATAATCGAACCCATCTCCTTGAACTTTTATTTCAAGTTGTAATGAATCAATTGTACGTTCTAATGAATCTATATTATTATAACTAATTGTAGTAATTTGCTTTTCCGATGAATTTCTACTCAATCCATATGCAATTATTATAATTGTTATTACTAATATTATAGCTAATATATTTGTAGTTCTCATATTATTTTATTTGTATATATTCTGAACGTTTATACTCTTTTTTTAGTTGGTAATCCAATTTCCAATTTTTAATAATTTCTTCTGCTTGAAATTTATTTTGAAATGGATAATCACCTGATACCCATACTTTAAAAGGCAATGTACCCATACTTGTTCTAAACCAAACTTTTTGTTGTGGTTGGTACATTCGGGTTCCATTGATAACAAAAGTTTCAATTCGATACTTTGGTTTTGCTTCTAACGTTATTACTCCCAATAACATTAGTACTATTAATAGTTTTTTCATATTAAAAGCTAAGATACGAAAAAAATCTTAGAATACCAAATTATTTCCTAAGATTTTCTAAACGAAGAATTTCATCTTTAATTTTCTGATTATATGGATTCCATTTTATATTATCCAATAACCACTTACGATAGTAGGGTGGAATGGATGCTACTGGTTTGTTTGTATACTTACCAAATGTCATATAAATCTTTTGTATCTCACCCTCTTCATTTCGTTGTTCTGATAAATTGATGCCACCCTCTAAGTGAATTCCAATTTCGTGCATTGGGATACCGGTAAGTTTCTTTTTATTTTCACCATACAATTCCCATATACCATCCTCATCTTCTTTATAGTAAAGAGATTCTACTTTACCGAACTTATCAACTGCTCCAACAAAATCCACAACTAAACAATTTTGTTTATTATCGTGAATACGAGTTCCTCTCCCCACAAACTGATACCACCACGAAATTGATGCAGTAGGTCGACCTGTGATTAAACAATCTAATTCTGGATAATCAAATCCAACGGTCAATACGTTTACCTGAACAATAACTCTAATTTTTTGATTACGAAATTCTTCAATGATTCGATTACGTTCTCCGGTTGGAGTTTCTCCATGTACTACTGCTGCAGATGGAATCTTTCCTGCTAATTGGGTTGCTTGTTCAATGGTTGGTACTGCAATTAATATTGATTTTCTATCTTGTAGTTCTCTAACTTTCTTTACAATTTTATCTTGTAGGTTTTGATTCTCATATGCACGTGCAATGGAATCATTTGTATATTCAGCACCAGATGAATTGTATACTAATGCTCCGGTATCGAAATCATACGATTGATATTCTAATGGAGTCCAAAACCCCATCTTTACAATTTCTTCAATTTGAGAAACGTGAATGATATGTTTAAAAAATGTTCCGTGTTTAGACCGATTCGTTAACATTACCAATTTAGAATATGGACCAGTCTCACCCATATTGGTTTGTAGTTTAAGTGGAGTTGCAGTTAAACCCAATACGTGAGTTGCTTTCATTCCATCTATAAATTTTCTTAGTTGACCATTCTTATCTCTTGGATATCTATCACACTCATCTATGATAACTTTGGTAATTCCTAATTCTCTGAACTTCCAAGCAATGTTTATGATAGAACCGATTGTTGCATAAGTAATATCACCAATCTCTTTCTCACCCATTGATGCAGAATAGATTGATGCTTTACCACCTAAGTTAATAAGTTTATTATAGTTCTGTTCTAATAATTCTTTTGAAGGTTGAATTACCAATACCTTTTCATTGATACCCTTTGCGATATAGGCAATAACAATTGACTTACCGAATGCAGTAGGTGCAACGATAATTGATGGTGCCATTTTTGGTGTATTAAAAAACTCAATACCAATAGCAACTGGTTCTAACTGATAATCTCTTAATTTCATCTAAAAAAATAATTCAGTCAAAATTATACCCAATAGAGTAAGGATTCCTCCAACTACTGCTATTGATGTGAAATTTTCTGAATCTTCAACCTGTTGTTTTGTTTTTCCTTGATTTTCCATATTATTTTATAAAAGGTAATATTGCTAATTCTTTTGCTTTTGCTTCAACCATAATGTCCACATCCAATTCGTATGTATTGGGGAGGGCATTAATAAGATAGGAATGTGCTTGTGGTTTTTCTTTTGGATTGTTTTCATGTAATGCTTTTGATTCTGAATAATGTACAACTGGAGTAATTCCTTCCGGCCAAGTTGTGGCTGCGAGTTTAAGTGCTTGTTCTTCGGATAAATCACCGGTACAAAATTGGTGGTGATGGTAATCAAATACAATAGGAATACCGATTGCATTATGGACATACATAAGGTCTTTAACCGAATACATAGATGCCTTATCATCATTCTCAATTGTTAACCGCTTACGAACCGATGGGGAGAGTCTTTTGAAGTTAGTGATGAATCTATCCAATGCAGATTTTTTATCTCCGTAAACACCATTACAATGGATATTAATTTTATTGTAAGGAGTTTTAGATAATCCCATCATATCGAATATCTTACCATGCAATTCTAAATCAGCAAGTGTTTTTAATACAACTGATTCGTTGGGTGAAACTAATACGTTGAATGGGCCGGGATGTGATGTAATACGCATATTATGGAATTTAGCAAACAAACCGGCTTTTTTTAATTCCCATTTAATCTCTTTGTAATCTTTGAGTTGTGTAATATCGATATGGTCACCCCACGGGATAAGAGCAGATGATAAACGAAATAATTTAATTCCGTTCATTCTATTCCATTCTAAAATCTTAATAATATCTTTGGAGTTAAGTAGGGCTAGTTCGGAAACATAATCCATACCTTTGGCTTGGAATGTTCGGTTAACCATACTTCGGTTAGTGGTTACTTTCTTACCCATACTCATATTAATACAAGCATATCCTAAATTCATCATTCTAATACAATTTGTTGTTATACAAATATACGAAATATATCTGATAATACCAAATTATTTATCATATAATTTATTTATTATATGGGTTGAACTAAAGCCCTCCATTTTAGGGAAATATATGATTTCACCCACATATTCACTTCCTATGATTCGTTTACCCCTATATTCTTCACCGATAACCATAATGGTAGGTCTCATTGTTTTAAGGTGGGTTTCTAATTGTTCATCCGAATCAAATATTACAACTCTATCAACATATTTGATAGCTTCTAATAAGGTGATTCTACTTACAATATTATTTATAGGTCGTTGTTCACCCTTTAACTCTTTAACTCTCTTGTCACCATCAACTCCAACAATTAGGAAATCCCCTAACTCTGCTGCCCTCTTTAATAATTGAATGTGTCCTAAATGAACAATATCAAATGTACCATTTACCCAAACTTTTATCATAACAAATCATTTGGTGTTTTTCTATAAATTCTATATGAATCCGAATCAAAGTGTTCCGTACTTACCTCATACACCACTCCTTTTTCTTGTAAAGAAGTAAGTTGATGTGGTGTACCCTTTTCAATATAAACTGAATCCCCTTCGTTTAGGATTTCTTTTTTTATTATACCAATTTTTGTATCAATCCATTTGAATTCAAACTGACCATCTTGAATATACCAAGTTTCATTTTTAAGCATATGATAATGCATTGAAAACTTATCACCCTTCTCTGCGAAAACTAAAAGTTTACCACAGTATTGTGAATCATTATGAACCCATAGTTCATACCCCCACGACTTTTGTACTTTTGTTGGTCTTGTTATTATCATACTGCGAAAGATTCTCCACATCCACATGTGCGGGATGCATTTGGGTTTATAAATTCAAATCCCTTACCATTCAATCCATCTGAGAAATTTAATTCTGTTCCGAAAAGATATAATAATGATTTGTTGTCTACTAAAATTTTTACTCCTTTATCTTCGGCAAGAGTATCTCCTACCTGTTGGTCAGTATCAAATGAAAGGTCATATGACAATCCACTACATCCACCACCTTTAATGGAAACTCTAACGAATGGAGTTTTAAATCCACTTTCTTCGATAAGTGAACTTAGTTTTTTAGCTGCCGTTTCTGATACTGTTACCATTGTTAATAAGTTTTAGTTTCAAAATCGGTTGGATATTGAGATGGTTTTATATATTTAATCCAATAGTTAACCGCGTTCTGGTCATTTATCCATTTTGATTTATCACTCCAATCAAACCCTGATAACGCGTAATAGGGTTTATAATCTCTAATTATTTGAGCCCTATTTGGATGTGCAGTTACTTCATCTATCAACCCGTCACCATCAGTATCATATCCATCAATAGAACCATCTCTATCGTAATCAATAGGTCGGACCGTATAATCTGGCTGGAGATTTAATAAATCTTCATCTGGAGTATCAAATGGTGGGTCGTATAATCCTAACTCTTGGTCATCTTCCATCATCTTAGTTAGTAAAGCGTGTCTTTCTTCTTGAGTTGGAGATTTTTTTCCACTATCTTCGTATATTTGATAATTTTTTTCCACTAATGGGTCATTCTCACCATACATATTTTTCTTACCAATCAATCCATTGAATGCAATGATAAGTGCAACTGCAAGGGGGTCAAACACAAATACTATAATGAATATAAAAAATTTAACAACGGAGTTAAGCGGTACGTTAAACGCTTCTGCTACAAAACGAAATCCACCAACTTCCTTTTCTAATTCTATATTGTTATTTTTAATTACGTTTATAGAATCTAATGCTGCGTTATTTTTAATAGTTAATTCATCTATTCGATTTGATATGGAACTGATTTCTTTATCTGCAGATTTAATCATCTGAGATACTCTTGATGTAGATTTATCTTTATCAATTTGTTTAGATAAATTACTCTCTTGAGAATTACGAATATTTTGTTGGTTAGTTAACTGAGTAGTGTATCTGGTTATCTCTGCATCATTCTTAGTGATTTGAGTTTGATAAACTGCAATATCCCTATCTACTTTTTGTAATCCTAAATTTTGTTGTTGGAATGCATTAGAAAGATATCCAAAAATACCGGCAGAGGTAATCAACATAAGAATACCCACTGCACTTGTTAGATACCATTTGTTAAACCCACCGATATCATCCCACTTTTGTTTTAGATAAGTGGCTACAACTAATTTAGCAAATTCTAATGAACCTGCCATTACCATTACTGAAAGTGAAGCTCCGGCAAATAGAACACCTAATCCCGTTACCGAAAAGTACGCAGCACATCCAGCAACGATTACTGCTGATAATCCGACCAAATACTTTAACCAATTCATTTTACGATAAATCTACGATGTTTGTTGTTAGTTCTACTAGTTTTTCAATTTCATTTGATAACTTAATGGCTTCTGCTTGATTAGCAGGACGTTCGCCCTTTAACATTTCTGCGATAACTTTAGCTCTTTTAGTAATTGCTTCTAAATTTTCCTGAGCTCTCATTTTGTATTCTGATTTCATAATTTGTATTTAAATGTACACCTATAAATATGTCTGATATGAAAAAGAGGTAATTTATATATTTATATATTACCAAATTGGTTATATTAGGGTTTTTGAAAATGGAACGTTATTATTTTCATTTTTAATAAATTCTGAATAAGGTTTCCAATCTATTCCCATTTGGACGTATTGTAATTCAGAATTACACCTATTTGTAATATCAACCTTACTTATATCTATCGTTTTAGCATATTCCCCAGTCATCCACCAAAAATTACCAGAATACATTATATTTGTAGGATTGATTACTGTTTCTAATAAAACACCATAGGTATTAAACGTACTACTATTTAAAACATTAAATACATTATCAATATATTGAATATTGTATAATTGCATCACATTTCTCCATCGGATAGATTCGGAATCGGTTTGTTTAGTTGCCCCCTTTGTGTGTAGGTAAAAAATATAATCATTATCATTAAATAATGGTTTATCTCTTTCTATTAAATTTAAAGTTACAAACTCATTACCCATTAATTTAGTATCGCCAATTATAATTCTTGAATTGTACTCATAAATTAATTTAATTATATCATCTAATGAGTTGTTATTTTCTGATATTGAAATACCAATAGTTAATGAGTATGGTTGATTAATATATTTTTTTATTAATGTCAGTTGTTCATTTATTAT